TGGTTTTGTCTCCCACTCCTCCGTAAACTCCGGAAATCTCAAATGGGGAACATTGAGGGCTTTATTGTTGTTATTTGTTGCCATTGCTTTTTCGGATTTATTCGACAATACCCAATTCTTTAAGATAAACCTCTATTTGTTTATCCAATTCGGCGCGTTTGGCCTCCAACTCCTTGATCTCGGCCATCACGGCGTGGATATCGATCTCCTCTTCCTCTTCGAACGTATCGACATAGCGCGGAATATTGAGATTGTAGTCGTTCTCGGCAATCTCCTGCAATGTTGCGCAATGACTGTATTTCTCTATCTCTGTGCGGTTACGGTAAGTCTCGACGATTTTGCGGATGTGCTCGGGGCGTAATTTATTCTGTGTCTTCACCTTCTCGAACTCGCGCGAAGCATCGATAAAGAGAATATTGTCCTCCTGCTTGCGGCATTTTTTCATCACGAGGATGCAGGTCGGAATACTGGTGCCGTAGAAGATATTGGCAGGAAGTCCGATGATTGCGTCGATATAATTCTTCTTCTCGATCAGAAACCGACGGATCTTACCTTCGGCCGCTCCGCGGAACAATACGCCGTGCGGAGCTACGCAAGCCATCGTGCCGCCCTCGTTGAGGTGGTAGATCATGTGCAGGATAAACGCATAGTCGGCCTTCGATTTTGGGGCAAGCACTCCGGCCTTGCTGAACCGGTCGTCGTTGTTGAATTTCGCGGCGGCACTCCAATCGGCCGAGAAGGGCGGGTTGGCCACTACGGCGTCGAATTGTTGATCGCCGAACTCATCGGCTTCGAGCGTATCACCGTTGCGGATGTCGAAATCGTTATACTTAATACCGTGCAGCAACATATTCATGCGGCAGAGATTGAAGGTCGTAGGGTTCTTCTCCTGCCCGAAAATCTCATCGGCCTGTCCGCTCCGAGCCGTGCGGAGCAGGAGCGAGCCGCTGCCGCAAGTGGGGTCGTAGACCGTCTTCAAACGCTGTTTGCCCGTGATGACGATTTCTGCAAGAATCTGACTGACCTCCTGCGGTGTATAGAACTCGCCCGCCTTTTTCCCGGCTCCGGCGGCGAATTGACCGATCATGTATTCGTAGGCGTCGCCCAGAATATCAATCTCCTGCGCATCTTTCAGCCCGAAGTCGATGCCGTTCAATGCGACAAGCACGTCGCTGATTAACTTATTCTTATCGTCGGCCGTTTTGCCCAGCTTGGGAGATGCGAGATCGATGTCAGAGAAGAGACCGCCGAAATCGTCTTCGCTTTCCTGACCGATGGTGCTGTCCTCGATTTTCTTGAGCGACCGCTCCAATGCTGGGAGGGTATTCTCCTTACGGTCGATCATCGAGATAATGGTAGAATAAAGGTATTCCGGCTCGACGAAATAGCCCAAATCCTGCACGCACGCCTCTTTCAGGTCGACCTTCAACTCTTCGTCGTCGCTCTCCCATGCCTCCTTGAAGGTCATGCCGTCCTCCTTCAGTTCCTCATTGGCATACAACTCGATTTTTTCGGAGAGGTACTTATAGAAGATGAAGCCGAGAGTGAAATACATAAAATCGCTGGCCGACATGTTGCCACGCAGGGTGTTGGCAACCGTCCAAAGCTGGCTGCGCAATTTTTGTTGCAGTTCTTCGCTCATATGCGTTGTGTGTTTATTCCCAGTTAAACGTGTCGATAATTATGCGGAGCTTAGCCAATACCCGTTTGAGGATATTACGACGCTCCTTCAGCCCTACCTTCTTCTCTTTGATAGCGTTCTGAATGATTTCGGGTTTCTCGCGTTGAAGGTAATCGTATTGTGCCAGATACTCTCTCAACGCATCGTGACTCAGGGCCTCCTCCTCGGCCAGACGTTCGATCGCCCGTTCGCGGGCTGCGCTGACGTAGTTCGTCAACCGCGTCTCCAAGTCGATGGACCCGTCCGCCTTTGCGCGGTTGAATCCGGCCTTGTCGTCATCGACATTCTGCTGGATAAACCCGTCGATGAGCTTGGCCTTGTTGCGCATCGAGGCGTCTCGAATCATCGTATCGATAATCTGCTGACGTTTCTGCCGGTAATCTTCGCTGTCGGGGTTCAGGTCGGCAATCAGCGCCAGAATGTAGGCGACATTGATGACGTCGCTGTGGAGCAGCTCCAAACAGAAATCCACGTCGTCGATATTTTCGTGTTCGATCTCGGTTTGTGTAGCGTCGGGAGTGCCCTTTTGCTTGTCTCCCGTATGACCGATGGCGATGTCGAGGTATTTGGAACGGAAATCCATGTATTCCTGCTCGGACATGATGAAATAGGGATCGTCCGCTTCGTACTCCTCGTAGATTTGCGCCTCGATTTTCCCCCGGATAATCTCGCGGAAAGCCAACACGAATTCGCGTTTCTCTGGTTCGCTTTTCAGCGCGTCGATGCAGCTGACGTCGGGATATTTCTCCAGAAAAGAGATCATTTTCAGATTCAACTCCTTGCGCACCTTCTCGAACGGCGGGCGTATGATCTTCTCATTGGGCGTGTTGTTACTGAAAAGTTTGATCGCTGCATCCACATTGGCTTTAAGGTCGCGGAAGCATACGATTTTCCCGAAACGCTTTTTCTCGTTCAGCACGCGGTTCGTGCGGCTGAACGCCTGCAACAACCCGTGATATTCCAGATTTTTGTCGACATAAAGCGTATTGAGCTTCTTGGCATCGAAGCCCGTGAGGAACATTCCGACGACCAGCAGCAGGTCGAGCGGCAGCATATCCTTCTTGCGTTTCTTCATGCGCTCGTTTACGTCGTCGTAATAGGCGCTGAAATTGTCGGTCGTAAAAGACGTGCCGAACATCCCGTTGTAGTCATCCATAATGGCTTGCAGCTCGTCGGCAGCGACCTTTGAGTCGGCAAACCCTTGATTCATTCCCGTCTGCCCGTCGTCCAGACTGGCGTTGGCGGCATAGGTGAAGATGGCGCCGATTCGGATCTTCGGATTTAACTCCTTGAAAATCTTGTAGTAGCGGAGCAGCATCGGTACGGACTGAATGGCGAACAGTGCGTTGTACTCACCGCCGAAGGTCGATTTGTCGTAGTTGTTGAGAATGAACTGTGCAATCTCCCGCATACGCGCCTCGCTCTCGCAGTCGGTCGTCGTGCTGCCTTGATAATATTCGACCAGAAAGCCCAATACATTCTCGTCGGCAATGGCATCCTTGATCAAATACTTGTGCAGGCATTCGCCGAAAACTTCGGCCGTTGTGTGCTCCTGTTTGGCATTCTCGACGAAGATAGGCGTACCCGTAAATCCGAAAATTTGCAGGTTGTTGAAGAAGTTGACGATATTTTTGTGGCAGTCGCCGAAGTGACTGCGGTGGCATTCGTCGAAAATCATTACGACTTTTTTATTCCGAATCTCTTGCAGATGCCGGTTGTAGTAATCTTTCGTGACGGCACAATTGAGCTTCTGAATCGTGGTGATGATGATTTTCGAGTCACCGCTCAACCGCTTGATCAGCTCGTGCGTGTTGTCCGTATTGTCTACCGCACCCGGCTCGAACGCTTCGTATTCCGACTGCGTCTGCGTGTCGAGGTCGTGACGGTCTACGACGAACATCACCTTGTCGATTCCGTCTATTTCCGAGACCAGCTGCGCCGCTTTGAACGAGGTCAGGGTCTTCCCCGCGCCTGTCGTATGCCAGACGTAACCGTTCTTGTTGGTGTTCTCCACCTTGTCGATAATCTTCTCGACGGCATAGAACTGATAGGGCCGTAATACCATCAGACTCTTGTCGCCCTCGTGCAGCACTACATATTTGCTGATGATCTTTCCCAACGTACACTTGTCGAAAAAGAAGTTGGCGAACATATTCAGGTCGTTGAACGGCCGGTTCTCGGCATCCGTCCAGTTGAACGTGAATTTGTAGCCGCTGTTCGGATTGTTGGCAAAATAGCGTGTATTCACGCCGTTCGATATTACGAACAGCTGAATATAGTCGAACAACCCATGAAACGACGTCTTGTGATAACGCTGGATCTGATTGTATGCCTGCTTCAGTTCCACGCCGCGTTTCTTCAACTCGATCTGCACCAACGGAAGACCGTTGATGAGAATCGTGACGTCGTAGCGGCATTGCCTATGGCCCTCAATGGCTATCTGATTGGCAACCTGAAACTCGTTCTGACACCACTTTTTTTGATTGAGAAACTCCACCCAAATACGCTCGCCATCTTCTGTTTCCAACGGATAGAGGTCTCGTAATTTCTTTGCTTTTTCGAATCGTGTGCCGCCTTCGAGGTAAATGAGGATCTTTTCGAACTCCTTGTCGGTAAATTGCGATCGGCCGTGAAGTTGCAACTCTTTTTGGTTATGCTTCTCCAACTGCACCTTGAAGTTCGTCTTCAGATTCTCTTCCTCTTTGATTATGACGCGCTCGTAGCTGTTGTCGATCAGCGTCTTTATCAATCCGTTCTCTAATGCTGCTTCGCTTTGGGTTGTCATGGCAACGAGCTTTTTGATGCAATAATACAAAGATAGGAAATAATCCGCAAGGCAATTCTTTGAGGATATGTTTTCTCCTGACGTTTTTATTCATAACGTCGGAATATCGCCGTTTGCGAATCGGGTATTTAGGACACAGAACGGCCAATCGCTTGCGAATAAAACCACAGGGATCTTCAGGTACGATTTCATTTTAGAAAACGATGGATCGAAGAGTGGACTTTATAGTCGTCCACTTCGAATTCCGCCGTTCGGCACTCACCCCTGCTGCATGGCCTGTTCGAGAGCGCCTACGATCCGCTCCTTTTCGCTGCTGCCGTCCGTGGAGAGACGCAGAAGCGGCAGGCCGATCTTGGCGAGGATGCCGTTTTTGCGCCGGTCGCGGGCGACCTGCACCTCGTCGAAGCGGTGGTGGAGCACGCCGTCCACCTCGATCCCCAGAATCGGCGTGTTGTCCATCCGGTTGTAGAGCAGAAAGTCGAGATGCGAGCGGCGGCGGACGAAGAGGCGCTCCTCGTCGGACAGCTCGACGTTCCGTCCGACCAGATCGTACAGCCGGTAGTGTCGGTGGACGCCGATGGCGGAAAACCGATCCTCCTCGGCGAGAATTCCTCCGATGAGCCGTTCGGCGATCCGTTCGGCCGGCGATTCGCGTTTCGCATCGGAGGCGAACCGCATGGCGGCGTACTCCGTATGCTGCCGCTCGATCCAGTCGCAGGTGGCGTCGATCTGGCGCTGATTGTAGATCCGGCCGTTATGGGAGTAGGTTTTCGAGGCGGTTGTCGTCAGGACCGTAAAGGGATAGTCGCCCTTCGGTTCGGTCATGATGAGCAGCTCGTTCCGGTAATATTTCCGGTTGCAGAAGTCGATGATGAGCGGATGGCAGCGGTAATGTTCGCGCAGCAGCGTGACGGGCAGCCGTTCCCCGAAGACCCGTTTGAAGGAGGAGAGGATGTTCTGCCGCACGTAATCGTAAGCGTCGGGCACCCGATGTTTGTCGCGCAGCTCCTCGGCCTTCGCCCTGAGCTGCTCCTCCACGATATGCGGCAGCTGCCGGCTGTCGCCGATGATGATGATATTCCGGCAACAGGCGCAGCAGACGGCCGCCGTGAGGATATCGACCTGCGACGACTCGTCGATGATGACATAGTCGAGCAGGTGCCCCGCGCCGATCGAAGCGCACAGCGAATGGGTCGTACTCAGCACGACCGGATAGCGTTCGACGAAGGTGCGGAAATGCGTCCGGTAGTTCTGCATCGTGAACGGGGGCCGCTCCTCTTGCCGCGCTTCGTTCAGGCGTTCGTATTTGCGGTAGAGCATATCGCGGAACAGCGCTTCCGACACCTTCCCGTATGCTTCGATCAGGCTCTTCGCACGCTGCTCGTCGGACGGTGCCCCGAGCCGGGCGATGCGGGCCGAGAGCTCGGCGATATAGGTTTCGTAGAACTTGCGATCGGCATAGGCGGGCAGCAGCTCCGCATCCGCGAACAGCCGCTTCCCGGGCCACGCGCCGCACCGGAACAGCAGTCCGGCCCGCAAAGCGAGCGACGGCCTTCCGCCCTGCCACCTCTCGGTAACGAGATGCCGGAACGACAGCGCACGCCGGCTGTCGATCGGACGGAAGAAACAGCGGTCGACCCGCCGCATCCGCGCTTCGTCCAGCGGTTGTTCCCACAGCAGATGACGGTACTCGCATTGGGCATAGGAGCGTTTCCTCCGCCGGCAACCGCCACGTAGGGTCGGGCATGAAATCCTGCTGTTTGTCCGCGAAAAAGGCCTGCCGTCTGGTCCGGTTTCCCAGTTCGGCCATCAACGCCCCGTACTCGTATTTCGACAGTTTGTCGCGCACGTTGTCCACCGCCGCATTGTTGTTGGACACGACACCGACGGTTTTTCCCTGCATCAGCAGATTGGCGACGATGTTCAGAATCGTCTGCGTTTTTCCCGTGCCGGGAGGTCCCTCTACCACGCTCACCCGATTGCCCAGCGCCCGCTGCACGGCGAGTTTCTGGCTGGCGTTGCAGCCGAAGGGATAGACGAGGGCCACGTTGTCGACATCGCACGCCGCCGTCCGCCCGTTCAGATAGGCATACAGCGCCGTACGGGGATCCTGCGGATCGATGCGCTGCATCGTCTCGGCGAGCAGGGCGGCGATCGAACTTTTCTTCTCCCCTTCGGGAACCTCCTCTGCGGCTTCCGTATCGGTCTCCGACTCCAGAGAGGCTTTGGCTGCGAGAACCTCCGCGAAATAGGAAAGTAGCCGCTCTTTGTCTGCGGGGAGCGGCTGCGCATCGACCGCTTCGATCCGCGACTTCTCGATCGCCGGCGAACGCAAGCCCTCTCCGGCGCCCAGCCGGACATATTTCCCGTAGTCGAACAGCGTATCGTACGGCTCCTGCAACGTTCCGTCCTTGTAGATGCGTACCTGCCGGCGTGTGGCGAGCAGGGGATAACAGACTACATGCTCTTTGCGATAGCGGAATACCCGCGCCGCGCCGTAATCGACATACACATACGCTCCGGCCGGTCGCAGCCCGACGATCTCCGACGTCTTGTCAACGTAGGCGTCGCGCCGCTTGTCGTGTACGAAAATCAGTTGGTCGGTCATCGTTCGGGTCGTTTATCGGGAATTAAAAACCGCTTTACCCTCACAAAGATAGTCATTTTGCCGCGATGGGTAAGAAGATGATAATTGGTCCGGTATTATTCGCATTCGCGCGACCATAGCTCGTAAAGTTCGCGGCTGAGCGCGATGACCTGCTCGGAGAGGGCTTTCAGCTCGCGCGTGCGGCGCTCCAGAAGAAGCACTTGTCGCGGAATCGCCGTATGCGAAAAATGCGTGTTGACGGCCCGTACGATCTGGTTATAGTTGTTGCCCACGCGCTGTATCTGCTCGTAAAACTGATTCAGACGGGTCACATATCGGCCCAAGGTCGGGTCGATACGCACCACGCGAAACTCTTCGGCGAAGATTCTTTTGACGATAAACCGGCTGCGGTTGTGTTCCAGTCCAGCCTCCGCAAGCATCCGGCAGAAACGGATATTTTGCTGCTCATCGAGCCGGAACGAGTACTTGTAACTGGCTTTTCTCTCTTTGTGCTGTTCTTCCATATGTCAAGGTTTAAGGGGGCGCGACTCGGGAGCGGCACCCGGCCTCGCAGAGAAGGACCTTTGTCGGACAAACACCGGTTTGTCGGACAAAGGTACACCTTGCTACCGTCCGGCGACGGTAAATGCGTCGAGACGACGCAGGGTACGACCGATGGTTCGAACCCCTCGGCCCGCGGTGCTTCCCGGGCTGCAATATTACAACGCTTTTCGCTTGATAACAAGTCGTTTGATCGGCCTGGAACGGCCTCCATGCGACATACGTCGAAAGCATCCGAAGGGATACTATCTTCGCTCCGCGAGATGAATGACAGCCCTCCTGCTATCATGCGATGACAGCTGTCTGTCACGGATGTACTGCTATCGATGAAGTACTGCTATCATGGACGTATATCCATCATAGCTCCGATTCATTGCACGAAGTAATTCATTCACTGACTTCATTCCGTCACGGACGCAAGTCATTCACGATACGCATCAAACTTCGTTTTGCCGATTATCTCCGTAACGACCAAAGCGAGCGGCCCGATAAGGGCCGCTCGCTCCGTTACCGTGCCGTCGGAGTCGGTATGCAGCCGGCTTCGTGCTCAACGGCGGGGTAATCTTCTTTTCCTCGTGTCGATCCGTCCGAGACCTCGACGACCTGTTATTCGGCCGAAGCCGCCGACGCCAGCCGCTCGCCGAAAGCCTCCATCGCGCGGCCGATGACCGTCTCGGAGAATTTGGCGTAGTGGCGCGTCATGTTGGTGTTCGAGTGCCCGAGAATCTTGGCCAGCACGTCGATCGGCATTCCGTATTCGACGGCCATGCAGGCGAAGGTGTGGCGGGAACAATGGAACAGAATACAGGAAGCAAGCAGATGAAGGGATGAGAAAGGAAAACGTAATCAGTTGAATATGAGTAGTAGTTCCGTTTTTTGCTGAGATAAAGTAAAGCAAAAATGGACAGGATATTGCAGGTGTTCAGTTACCAGAGTGTTAGTTGTCCAGTTACCTGAACGGAATAGGTAACTAGCCGAACAATGAATAAACTGTCACAGAGGCTATTATTCACTGTATGTCAGCATTTTGCATATCAAAGGACGCTTATGAAATAGGTAATTTTGCCATTAAAAAAATAAGCGTATGAAAGTAGAAAAATTCAAGGTGTTGCTCTACCTGAAAAAGAGCGGTCTTGACAAATTCGGAAAGGCTCCGATAATGGGGAGAATAACGGTAAACAATACGATGGCGCAATTCAGTTGTAAGCTATCATGTACTCCGGAGTTATGGAATCCAAGAGAAAGCCGACTGAATGGAAAAAGTAAAGAAGCCGTTGATATTAATGCGAAAATTGACTGGCTCTTGCTTTCGGTCAATTCTGCATTTGATTCACTTGTTGAACGTAAGATTGATTTTGACGCAACTGCTGTCAAAGAGCTTTTGCAGGGAAGTGTAGAAACCCAGATGACTCTGTTGAAACGGCTTGATATGCATATAGAGGATATGCGCTCAAGAATCGGTATTGATGTGGCGAAAAGCTCCATGTCAACATACATTTACACCCGGAGGTATCTTGGCGAATTTATTCAAAAACGATTCAAGACAAATGATGTTGCTTTTGGACAGTTGAATGAACACATCCCATGGGAGTTTCAGGATTATATACTGAAGGACAAAGGACTTGCGGTAGATACGGTAAGACATTATCTGGCAATCCTGAAGAAAATCTGCCGGATTGCATTCAAGGAAGGACATGCGGAGAAGCGTTATTTTGTGAATTTCAAACTACCCCAAGAGAACAGGAAACCACCACGGGCTTTGAGTCGTGAGGATTTTGAAAAGATTCGTGATGTTGTAATACCACCGGAAAGAATCACTCATAATATAGCCAGGGATTTGTTTCTCTTTGCCTGTTATACAGGAGTTCCGTATGCGGATGCAGTTTCAATCACTGGAGATAATATATACAAGGACGATAAAGGCGACTTATGGTTAAAGTATCTGAGAAAGAAGAATGAATATCTGGCCCGCGTCAAATTGCTGCCGGAGGCTATCGCTCTTATAGAAAAATATCGTTCGAATGACAGGGAAGAACTTTTCCCGATGATACACCACCCCAATATGAGGCGACACATGAAAGGTTTGCGGGATCTGGCTGGCATAAGCTGTGACCTGGTCTATCACATGGGAAGACATACCTTCGGAAGTCTGATAACCCTTGAGGCTGGTGTTCCTATTGAAACAATCAGCAAAATGCTGGGTCATACCAATCTGACAACTACTCAGCTTTATGCAAGGGTAACTCCTAAAAAACTTTTCGAGGATATGGATAAATTCATCGAAGCAACGAGTGATATGAAACTGGTATTATAAATCAAGAAAGAATCATGAGAAGTACATATAAGCAATTGTATTATATAAACCGCAGTAAAGTCAAATCTGACGGGACTACATCAATCATGTGCCGTATTACAATAGACGGAAAGGCTGTTGTATTATCAACCGGGTTGTATTGCCAGCCGGAAGAGTGGAACAGCAAGAAAGGGGAAATCAAGAACAACAGACTGAACGGAATGCTTGGTGAATATAAGAAACGTGTAGATGAAACTTATGCTGAACTGTTGAAAGTAAACGGTGTCATCAGTGCAGAGTTGCTGAAAACAGCCATGACAGGAGCAGTTGACATCCCGAAGTACATATTACAGGCAGGGGAGGTGGAACGGGAAAATCTGAAAATCCGTTCCATTCAGATAGATTCAACCTCCAGTTACAGACAATCAAAAATGTATCATTACTATCTGGGGGAATACATCCGTTCTCTAGGCAAGGAGGACATGCTTTTTACAGATATTACCGAAGAGTTTGGCACCAATTTCATTTTGTATCTGAAAACAAATTATCCTCATAAGCCATCATACCGTAACCATTGTCTTTGCTGGCTGAAACGTCTGGTCTATCTTGCCGTGGATAACGGAATCTTGAGATATAATCCTTTGGATGATATAAAATATGAAAAGAAGGCACCTACAAAACTTATGTATATAAGCAAGAGCCAGCTTCAGGAGATAATGAGTAACCCAAAACAGAATCCATTACAGGAACTTGCAAGAAGAACCTTTATATTTTCATGTTTTTGCGGTTTGGCTTATGTTGATGTACGCAATCTCTATCCGCATCATATAGGTACAACTGCAGAAGGACGGAAATATATCAGAACATACCGCAAGAAAACAAGCGTTGAGTCATTTATACCATTGCACCCGGTAGCGGAGCAGATAATTTCCTTGTATAATATGACAGATGATAGTCAGCCCATTTTCCCGTTACCCATACGGAGTATGATTTGGTTTGAGATACAAGAATTGGGATTTTCGCTTCAGTTCAAGCATAACTTGTCATACCATCAAAGCCGTCATACTTTCGGTACCTTGATGGTTTCTGCCGGAGTTCCCATGGAAAGCATCTCAAAGATGATGGGACATACAAATATCAGAACTACACAAGGATACGCAAAAGTTACAGATGACAAGATTTCAGTGGATATGGATAAATTAATGGAGAAAAGAAATTTAATAAATGAAATAAAAACGTTTACTTAATTTTTATTGATGGAGTATACGGATAAAATAATATTGGAACTATATAAAGATTAGAAGCTGCCTTAAAAGATTAACGAATCGTTTTGCTAATAACGACTTATTCCTTTTAAGACAGCTTCTAGTGCTTTCTAATTACTTCCTTGCACACATGTCTGCCATCAACCAATCACTGTCTGGTCTAGTAATCAATCGTGCATTATTATATGCCATTTCCATTGTGAATATGGTCCTTCCTTCGTAATTGTTTACTTCTTTTTCTTTATCGTATTTATGGTTACATACAAGAGCTACGTCTATTGTTCCCTTATGCTCAAGTGCTAATGGAAGCAAAAGTTGCATTTTATGATCCTTGACATAATATACTGGAATAGCTGTTTTGTAGTTCCATGCTACACGACTTAGAGCTATATCTAGAGCATTACTGAAGCGTGTTGTAAGAAATTGTTTCCAATCATCATCTTCAAAAATCGCATCAGCTAGTTTTTTATAATAGGCTTCTCGTTGGGGTTTGGGCAATGCTGCTGGGTCTTCAATAAATTGGAAACCATCTGTTGCTCCTTTCTTTATAAATCCAACAGGAAGTCGTTCTATATTTTCTTTTATAAAATGATTCCAGTCTAAAGTTGGTCTTTGGGCAGTAATATCATAGAATAATTCACGGGGATCATCAAAATATTGAGCTCGTTTAGGTTTATATGGGAAATCTGTTATAATTTTTTGATAGTAACTATTTGCGGTCCCAAATCCTAAGAACACCCATGGTTGAATGACTGCCGGATTCTTACCATTATTTTTCTGAAAAAAGGCATAAATCGGGTCATAAATGTTATCTACCAATCCTGTATTCCAAACAGCATTGTCTTCATTAGTAAGAATTTTTAAAATTGGCTTTCTGACTTCTTTTTTAGATCTTTCTATCTCCTCTTCATCTTCGTATTGGAGTCGTTCAAAAGTGTAAGAAAGATAATTCTTTAGAATGGGTTTTGCCAACTTGTCTTTTTCATCATAATACCAACGTTCGTCTAATGCCAAATTGACAGCCAAGTCATTAATAGCAGCATCCCACCCTAAGATATCGGGTTTATCTTTGGGTTTGGGGAAATAGGCGAAATTACTAATAGATTCTCCTATGTAAGATCCTTGTTTTAGACTGAGAGTCTGGGATGACACCCTTATGGCTACCGTAGAAGTTGGTGATTTAATCCCTAATTTCTTTAAATCACGTGCTTTTACCGGAGCTTCATGTTTTGATGGATCTCCAATACGGAATTCGATACGCTTACGAAACAAACATTCCACAGCTTGTCGGATACCAATGAATCCCATTTTTAAATATTCATCTTTTGCTACTTTGGAGCCAATCGCAGCAAAAGGAATCCATCCATCATCATCAGAAACAACACTTGCGAAAGCTGCTTCTATCTTCTCTTTCAGTGCGTTTGTAATTTTCAAATAGTTAGGGGCGATACGAAAAGCCTTAAATACCTCACCCGTACCCTGGGGTTGATAACAAGGCTCATACTTTGCTTTTGGATAATAACTCTCCAATAATTTTTCTACGTCCAGAGGAACATTGTTGCGTTTCTCAACAAGTTTGTTAAAACAAGTTCTGAACTCATCATACCTTAAATAGTTTCCCGGTAATGTCGGGGTCAGCGCATAAGCGCCCTCAAGCAGAGCTCTAATTTCTAATTCTTCCATAAAAAATTAATTTTTATTTTGTTATGGCTATCATTATTGATAGCTTTTTCACTATGCAAACAAACAAATAGCGTGCCGTTATATTAATTGGGATATTTAATTAGGGATAGTCATTTAATTCCTTCAATTTGAATTAACCAGCAGACTTTCCCTTATTTTTCCGATCATACTCATCGTTTTTTATATCATCGGCTC